CTTTGACAAGAGGATGAATTCCCAGATGATAATCGCCGCGTTCCAAGTGTTGATCAATCTCGCCAAATCGTATGGTGAGAGTTCATTGGATGAAGATGACATAAGGAACATGGCAGGAGTCGCTACGGATACCGCTTTTCCGACTCTAGACTTTAATGGAGACCTCATACAGTTTCATGGGAGTAACCCTTCTGGGCACTCTCTTACGACAATTGTTAATGGTCTTGTCAACAGTCTGTACATGCGGTACACGTACCTCAAGCTCAATTCAGAGCACGAGGTTGACTCTTTCCGTGAGAACGTGAGGCTGTTCACGTACGGAGATGACATGATCTGTGGCGTTTCAGATGATGCCCCGTGGTTCAACCACACAACAATCCAGAAGACGCTGGCTGGAGTGGATATCACATATACCATGGCCGATAAGGTGGCAGATAGTGTGCCATACATCGACATAGCGGAGGCTACTTTCCTGAAGAGGACGTGGCGATTTGAAGAGACAGTGGGGGACTATTTTTGTCCTCTAGATGAAGAGTCAATCACACGAGCCTTAACTATCTGGGTCAGATCGAAGACAGTAAATGAGAAGACCCAGATTGTAGATGTGATGCGGAGTATGCATATGGAGTACTTCTTCTACGGACGTGAAGTGTTCGAAGAGAAGACGGCCATGTTCCTCGATGTGATCAAGAAGTTTGATCTCGAGGAGTATGTGAGCGACGCTTTTCCTGCATGGGAGGAGTATGTCGTGAAGTGGAAACTTGGCTCAGGACTCATCAAGAGTTCTGAACAGGATTCTACTTCGCTCTAAATGCCCGCACGACCGAGATGTCGTTAAACTCCTAGGGCCCTTCGAGGGTGGGTCCTATTGGAAACCAAAATCCTCGCTCTCCTGGTATTTTACTTGCTGTGGGCATACTTAGTGTTCTTGGCTTGAAAGCCCCCAGTATTGGACCAGAGAGAAACTTTACCTGAGCAGTCCTCAAAAGCCCTATTTAGGGACGGGTGTGGTGGAACCCAAATAGCCTAGAACCGGCGGCAGCTTACACCTCGCTGAAGGGCGTTGTGTAGAAATTGAGTCAAACTGTGGCCGTAACTTGACTCGCTGAACCAACTGAAGTCGTAATGCCCCAGGACGTTAAACAGGGGCCGGAAGGTGACGTTACCCAGGAGACAGTAACCTTTCGTGATCATGAATCTGGGAATGTGGTTGTGTATGGCGATGTGACAGATGAGACTTACAAGACAGGCATGGATGATGCCTGTGCCCTAGGTGACTTCCTCTCTAGGCCGGTGCGGATATTCTCCGTAGATTGGCCTGAGGGGGGCTCGATTAGTTCGAGTTTGGAACCATGGGATCTCTTCTTCAACGCTGCTCAAATACGCCGCAAATTGGACAACTTTGGCCTTCTGAGGTGCAAGTTGCACGTTAAAGTGATGATCAACGCTGCCCCGTTTTATTACGGCCTAGCGCTCATCTCTTATCAC